TGAGATAACTCTTGTGTTTTTCTGGTATAATCCGATTGACGCTGATAACCTGCGATAGCCTCTGATAAAGGAACTTGCAATTCCTCGCCATCAACCTTAATAGGAACTCTATAGTTAGAATATTCCTCAACGGATAATGTCGGTGTATCGGGTGCTTCTGTATTTACACTAGTTTCGGTTGACCCAATATTTTCTGATACGGGTTCCACGGCTGGTGTTGCGAGTTCATCACTCATTAAATTTTCATCTCCTATAGAGTCCATGATGGTTGCTCTATATAACCACTAGCCGTTCCCTACTGTTGAGGTGGCTGTCCTTGCTGAAGCATTGCCATCAAATCTGGTGGAGGACCACCCTGAGGGGCAGGGGCAGGGGCACCCATAGGTGCCTCAGCCCCAGCAGTAGCGGGGACAGGAGGGGTGGCACCTGCTTGCTGCTGAGGCTGTGCGAGAAACTCGTCAGGGTTTTTAACACCAAAACCAAACTGCAACACATATGCTGCAAGTTTCTGCATGTTAACAATACCAGCACCAGCGAACGGTGCCATAGCATCAACCATCTGCAAAGCCATCTGTCGTTTAAACGACTCGTTGTGCGGCTGGGTGGAACCCGCCGCAACTTCAAAGTCAAAGTCTCCAGCCAAATAGTCACGGTCAAAAGTAACCCACATAGGTTCACCGTCTTTGCCAGTTACACGAGCAACCTGTTCACCAGTCATAAACTGTTGAGCCAACTGCATCATACGGCGACCAACTTCAGCGATGGCTTGTTCAACGACAGCCAACTTATCTGAGGTTCGTGCATTAGCGGCATCTTGAAGCAACGAGGATTCTGTCGCTGTGCGACGAATCTCCGATACAGCACCACGCTGGAATTCCGACACACCAGAAATACGGTCAATGTCACCAATAATCATGTTAGACTGGTTGTAGAACTCTGGTGGGTTAATAATTGCTGGGAAGGCTGTTACAACCCCACCCAATGCCTCATCCGAAACCACAGGAACCATAACATTGTCCTCATCTGATTCCAATGCTGAACGACCCAGTTGGTCAAACGCTGACTCCTTGTATAGATATTTGCGGCTAAACTTTTTGCGATGATTCATCATCTGCGAACGAGTCTCATTGAGTTCTCGTTGCAAGGGTTCAATTGATTCCAAATCCCCAATAGGGTAAAACATGTCTGGAATGTCATAGTTGCGAAGCATAACAAATGGCTGACCAAACGAATATGGCATCTTCATTGGTTTAACTAGGAACTGGTCTGCTGTTTCACATAAAATGGACATTGTTCCACCAGCAATATCGTAGAATTCGTAAATCTCTGCATAACCCACATTTTTGTCATGCACCTTTTTACGGCTAGGGTCATCAGAGTATTTGCTTACAGCCATAACCTGTACTTTGTCACGGGCTGCTTTAATGTAACGCTTATCGTTTTTAATCTCGCCAATAGGGCGACGGATACGCTGCGCAATCCACTTAATGTCACTCATACTGGTTGCATCTGGGTCAACAAACACATCATGTGGAGATACCCGTTCTGCGAACGGGGCATCCTCACGAATAACTAAATTAGGTGTTTCCTTGCCGCCATCTACACCAGCATCAGAGAATTCTTCATCTTCCATTGACATCGCTTCTTCTTCAACGAAACGATAACCAACTTTAACCCAACCATGACCAAAGGTTAACATATCTTTTACCGCACGGCGGAACTGTGTGCGAACATCACGCTTACGCCACCAATAGTTAACAACCGCTTCAGCGATGACAGCATTAGCAGCATTTTCTGGGCTTACTGCGTTAACAGTAATCTTAGGGTAGTTAACAGAAATACTTGGTGAAATAACATTGACAGTTGAAAACGCAATATTAACCAACATCTGGTCTTCGTTCTTGTAGTCGTCAAAATGACGACCACGATACATATCTTTTAGACGCTGCCAAGTGGCATCATAACCATCATCTTTACGCCACTTACGGCTTGACTCAATGGAAAGTTTTTGCTTCTTAAGGTAATCACCCAAATTTTTGCGTGCCATTATTCTGTTTCCTTTTGCCCCTCGTGCCAACCAATATGGTTGTCAAGTTTACTTCCGATTTTATCCACCTTGGTGCCAATCATTTTCAGAAGAAGTCTTCCTTCCGAATGTTGTTCCGTGTTTTCTTTACGCAACTTCTGTAATACCACCACTACAGGACCCGTAATAACAGCAACAACTAAAGGCACCCAAACCGATTCCATCTCATTACATCCAATTCGTTACAGGCTCAGCCTGCACTCCGTTAATAGCGGCATCGGCAACAATTTTGCGCTGTTTCTCACCGATGGTGTCACCATGAAAATTGTCTTTGCCATACCTAAATCCAATATGAACCCCTTTAATATGGCACTTAAAACAAATCTCACCACGGTGAGGCTTCTGCTCAGAATAGAACTGGGTTCCACAAGTTTGACATATAAATTCCATCATAATAGACATTATTGTTCCCTGAAGTTAGAATGGGGTGCGATTACGCACATTATGTGCGCCAATAAACGATTTATGTGCAGGTTTATTGTCCATAATATGGTTTTCCCACCACAAAAGACTGTTAGCAGGTGGTCTAGTGTCCTGACGGTACTCTGGCAACCACACATATTTAAGCATTTGGTTACAAATAGCCAACGAAATAACCCTGTCGTCATGTGGGCTACCAGCAGTCTTACCGTTTTCCTTACGGACAAAGGTTCTTAACTCTGCTATGGTTAAACGGTCATAAATCTCGATAGCGTTATCACGCATAGCAGCAGATAACTCGTCAATCATAAGGGGTTTTGAGGTGGCGCTAGTGCGCCAACCCAAAATGTCTGTAGCCTCAGGACGAACATGTGCTAAACGACGCTGTTTATACAGGTTCTTGTAACCATACTTCTGTGCAGCCTTAAGAGTGGTCAAACCGTGGTTGTTGTTCTCAATACCCAGCAAAGCATTATTATACCACCAACCTAACTCACATAACAGTTCACCAAACAAGTCTGGTTCAATGCGCCCATGCCAAGTAGCAACCACAATACCAGTATCAGCCTGAATAATATGTGCCGAACTGTAGTCACCATAACTTAAACCTTCAGCGACATCAGCCCCAACCGTATAAACAGATTCTTTTCTAGGGAAATCCCACACCATCATCTCGCCATTTTCGCTGTGACGGAATTCACCAGCACCATCAGAGTACAAATGATAGTAACCAATAGCAGGTTCAATCATAGTCATATCATCCAACATCTGGGTATCAAACACAGGATTACCAGACTTAATAAACGCTTCCTCTGGGAACGAAGGATATTCCTGATGCAACTGCCAAGGATTCATGTTCTTGGCTTTAGCATCATACCAATCTTGTCCACGCTCACCATCAGCCGACCAAGGAAAGAAAATACCCTTAAACTTGTTGGTTCCCGTTTGGGAACCAACCCACAATTGATGGTAAAAGTTCCCAGAACCGTTAGCGGTGGACAAACCAATAACACGACCGCCGACATCGGCAATAGGTTCAATAGAAGCCCACGCTTCCTCGGCGTTAGGCAAAAACGCCCACTCGTCCACAATAACCAAATACACAGACTCACCACGAGCAGGGTCATTACTGGAAGGTAATGACTCAATAGCAGACTCATTATCAAACACCATCTTCAATTGATGTTCTGTAACCTGAGATGGTCCTCGTTCACGCATCCACAACGGCAAAAACCTAAAACCATACTTAGCCTTAGCCAGCAACTTTACGGATTCTCGTTCAGTTCTTGATAGCATAACAATAAAGCGGTCGCTAGCAAAATATGCTAACCAAAAACTGTATGCGGCAGCAAGAGTGGAAAACCCAATCTGACGGGCTTTTAAAACAATGCTATATCGTTCCGACATCCAAACACGAATTGTTTCCAACTGTGCTGGACGCAACTCAAGATTAATTCTACCATGGCTAGGGTGTTTGATATACCAGTACTTTTCGCAAAAGTATGCAAACGCTTCCAACTGTTCATCAATGTTAGCGTTTTCGGGTCCACGGCATTTACGCCACTCAGATTCATTTAATAGTTCAGTTAATTCCATCTGGTTTTCCGCCCCAAGGTCCCCAACCATCACCATAACGGTTATCGGCATAATCGTAAATAGCCATCATAGCGTTAGCGCTAACAATAGGATTATACAGTTCTTTACATTTTGTTAAAACACCAGCATCCTGAAGAAAACCCTGCTTAGTGTACCTGTTTGGTTTGCACCAAAACTTATTAATTTGAAATAACCCAATAGACCCACCCATAGGGTCCTTTCGGTTAATCACCGATGCGTTGCATCGTGATTCACGCCACATAATATAATCCACCTCGTACATCATGTCCCTGCTATCAGAAACCATCCTTATAATAGAATGATGGTTCCAACATCTAAGAGTCGGGTACTGTTTAGCGTGGACAACAACAGGTGAAGCCAACAAATATACGGCAATAGCCATTAAGATTATTTTCTTCATACTACCATCCTAGATGACCGTAGTCATCCATCGGGGATATTACTTGAACAAAGCCTTAAATGCTTCGTGGACCTTCTTCGGGTCATCTGCAAACTCTGGTGACAATTCTAGGTGGTACCAGTCACCATTTGGCGCACCCCCAAGGGTCGCCTTAGTGTATTTACTCCAACCCTTACGAGTGCATTTGTAGCCTCGTCCATACGGTTTAGGGAAATAATCTAAAACCATTTCTACGCCAAGTTTATCCGCATTGGCAACAATCATTTCAATAACCCTGTTTGCTTCTTTACGGGATTTTCCACGCCAACTTAAGTCCATAGCCCTACCCGTTGAGTGAACGCTAAGGTATTGTGGTTTTCCTTTAATCGGGCGAACACCCCAAGTCCCATTATTCCAAAGGTTACCCTTAGATAGTAGTGAGACATGTTTCACAAAGGCTTCTGTGCCTTTGCGTTTACCTTTGGCTATCCCATCGGATGTGCCAGTATATTTCAAACTAAGTCGTCCTCGTTAGGGATTTCGCTGAACAACGCTTCATCTGTTTTCTTGTTTTCTGCCCGTTGGGCGTATTCGCCCAACCCCAATGCAGACAAAACAAAAGCAACAACGGTTTCAGTTGGTACATCTGGTACCAAAAAGGATGCAACTAAAGCAACTGTAGCAGAAACAAACGCTGCCACACGGACAGGGTTGTTGTAAAGAAACGCTTTAATCTTTTCCATACTATAGGCTGGTTGTTCCCTAGTGATATATCAGGTTATTCAGGTATCACGGATTCAGGTAATACAAACTCATCCAGTTCAGCATCATAAACCATACCAATACCCGCATATGCGCCACGAAAGTTTGCGTTGTAAGAGGTTTGCAACCATTCACCATCCAAACCAAGTGAAGCAATAAACGCTTTACCTACTGCTTCTGATTCAGGGAAGTCACCACCACCGCAATCAGCGTTGCCAATAACGATTACTTGTTGAACAATGCTGTTATCTACTTGTGCAAAATGTGCCATGACTAAACCGCAACCCTCACTACAACTATTCCCGAACCACCTATAGATATGTTACCACCGCCAGCGCCTCCACCTGTATTCGCTGTGCCACCTGTTCCTGTTGCTGTACCTACTGCACCTGTACCGCCCCCCCCTGTGCCACCTACACCTCCAGTATTAAGACCACAGCCACCACCGCCGCCAGCGTAATAAACATTACTACCTGTGCGGTATGCGTTTTGTAATCCGATACCACCAATACCACCGTGTTCGTTATTGCCAGCAGGACCACCGACAGCGCCAGCACCCCCGCCACCGCCTGAAGCCAAACCTGCGCCACCAATACCACCAGCATTACCTTGACCTGATAATCCAGCACCACCTGGTTGAAGTACTGAGTAACCGCCACCACCGCTACCACCCACATTTGGCGTGCTTGAAGTATTGGCTTCACCACCGCCAACACCGCCACCAACACCATAAAAGTTTCCTAAGCGTGAAGATGTTCCCGACCTGTAAGCGGCACCCCCGCCACCTATAACAACGGTATATGTTCCTGCTGCAAAATAAACTTGACTGGCAACCAACATTCCGCCAGCACCACCACCGCCACTTCGCTGTCCACCTGATGAACCGCCACCGCCAACGACAAGGATGTCTGCAAAACCGCTTTTACCGACAGTCAAAGTACCTGAACCAGTAAATGAACAAACATTAAAACCCGTGTAACTCGTCTGGGTTCCACCTGAAATTTCAGCATTGTTTGGGTCAGTAGGAACTCCGACCGTGTTCCATGAACTGACATAACCTAACTCACGGCGATTAGCCACAACTATTCTCCTTCAGGAAGTTCAATCGGTTCAGGTGCAGGAGGAACAATGCAAACACCGTTCTTAACATCCCAACCAATAGCGCAAGGATTAGCATCTGTGTACTCAATCCATTCGCCAGACTGTAACGCAATCCATTCGGCATCAGCAACAACAGTGTTTACAACAACATTGTTTTCTACTTGTGCGTATTCAGCCATTTCAGCCCCCCAGATATTCGATGTAAATAAAGCCTGAACCGCCAGCGGAACCGCCTACGCCTGCAACACCGCCAGTGCCAACCGTAACTGTAATTGATGCGGCTGGGGTAACAGCACCGCCCGCAACAGTTGAAACACCGTCACTAATTTGAGCGTTTGCAGTTTGACCCCAAAAACTGCCAGTCCCTGCCTTCAAATAGTATGCACCTCTACCGCTATTTGCTGGTGCTGCAATCGTAGTACCACCTGAACCAGCAAAGTTATAGGCAGTTCCACCTGCTGCGCTTATAGTTCCGCCAGCAAAAGCAACAGAGGAAGCGCCACCTGCACCCGCTGCCGAATCCCCTACACCACCACCGCCACCAAGAATATGTGCAACCGCATAAGTGACACCTGCTGGGACTGTCCATGTACCACTAGCCGTAAATCTTTCTACTTTCATAACACCTCTAGTCGGAACGCTTTGGATAATTTGACCACTGACATAACCTGTGAGTGCCATAACTTACGCCGTGATTCTATTAACGAACCCGTGTAATACAATAACATTGGCTGTAGCAGCAAACGCACGAACAACCTTTGCAGTAGCATTACCTTGCAACAACAAACCAGGAATCACCGTCACCAAACCCGCTTCAGGCAACACAGTCACCTCAATGTTCCCGTCAGGAGCAGTAGCCTCACCCCACTCAATCGTCAACTTTACAGACGATGTAGAAGTATTTACAGCATACAACCAAATTTCATCAATGGTTGTTGAAACTGTTGAGGCGGTATGAATTGCTGTACCAGCGGTTGCGGTTGCCGCAACCTTGACACCCAAGCCAGTGCCCGTGGTGCCTGCTGGTTGCAGGGTTAGTTTAGAAAATGTTGCCATATACTATATGTCCTTTGTTCCCTAATTGAAGATTTGTCCAGCAAGGACAAAGTAATCATCTTGAGAGTTTGGTATGGATTGATTAACCCATTGTGTGTTGTAGTTTGTTGAATTTATCTTTGCTAATACCTGTCCAGCGGTTCCCCCAATAGGAACACCAGCGCCAGTAGCACCAGTCGCTCCAGTAGGTCCAGTGGCACCAACATCTCCAGTTCGTGAAAATATTGCATAGACGGAGGTATTATTTGCAAACGGAGAACTTCCAGATACCCAAGCAACAGGAATTTTATAGTAACCACTTGCGGCAGTAACCGCTCCAGTCACATTAAAAATTGCACCTGAACTACTT